GCCACGTTGGGGATTATCTACCCACCATTGTCCTGACTTACAGCGTCTTATTCTGTCGTCAGTGAGATTACTGAGACTGATGAGAGCCGACCGTCTGACTCCCCCGACGACGACGATTTGTGCAATCTTACAGCAGAGATCGTGACACTCGATGGAACTAAGCTTTCTTCCAGCAGCACCTGTAAAAACTTCGACGGTGAACTTGAAGAGATCGACAAGAGGCTCAGGACCACTTGCTCTACCACCGAAGGTTTTAAGGGGTTGCCCTGAAGCACGAACTCCAGATACGTCCCACTTTGGAATCTGACCTGAATACAGCATTGCAATAAGTTCCCTAAATGCTTTTGCCCATCCAATCTTAGAGTCAGCGACGAATATAACTGTATCGGTATCATATAATTTTTCTGCAACCTCTGGAAGTTTGTTTATGTACTGACGCTCAACGCTAAACCCTACTCCTGTACCACACATTAGGACGTACATCATCTCGTCAAATGCTTTAGGGTGGTCTATAGGTAAGTAAGAACAGTTGAACCCAGCTACGTTGTCTTTGTCTAACGCTGCACCAGCAGTCATCAAAGCTCTCATACTAGGCATTACCTGTAAGTCATGTATCTGTTTGTAAATGTCCTGAGCTTCTTTGCTCGTGATGTACTCTTTGTCCTGCCAAAAGTTCAAGTACCTGTTCACTGTTTCAGACCAAGACTCTCTGCGTTGCTCCTCTGGTAAGTAACGTGCGTACCTAGATTTGTGTATGTACTGTTGATAAGCGTCCATTATATTTCAAATTCTCCGTGTGTTAGTATTGACATTTTTATACGGTCAAGTAAAAAGTAAAGTTCTTCGTTGTCCATGTTAGTAGACACCACTAATGTATCTTTTGACTTAACGATACAAAAAGCCTTGTCGTACTTGTCTAAGTTTTCTGTGTCTGTAATACATTCAAACACCTTAGCAACTTCTTTTTTGTCTCCGAAATTTCCTTTTATGACGTTCATTACTCCTGTTCCTCTGTCAGTCTTTTCAAGTACCACTGACATTTCTTGAGGTCCTCTACTGGTTTGCCTTTGTATCTGTACCTCCAGATGTACTTAAGGGCGTTACCTTTTAAGTACCCTTTGAACTCTACTGAAGACATGCTTGCTTTGATTGCGTCAATAGCTTCTATGTCTCCGCTATTATAGTGTGGGGGTTTGTTTACGTTGTCTTCTGCTAACCTACCGTCAAACACTTCGGACCATTGTTTAGGTTTACCTGCGTTGTAAGCTCTGTCCCAGGCTTCGGGTGTTTCGTCATTCAGTCTCATTTTCGTCCTCCTCTTCATCTGCAACGTCCTCTTCAAAGTCGTCTAGTCTGTTTATAAATTTGTCTTCAAACCTGTCCAGTAACTCTTCTGAGGTAATCTCCAGAGCCTCTAACAAGTCGTCAGAATCATAGGTGTTCAGTACACGTTCTTTAATTTCCTCCATTGTTAGTGACATAACCTATCAACTCCTCCAACGTGTCCACTGAGTACCAACGAATGTTTTCTTTTTCGCACCATTTAGACATGGTTAACTTACCTCCTTTTCTTACTTTCTTTTCTGGATTCATGAGTACAAATACAAGTTCCTGTCCTTCGGGTAAACTATCTCTAACGCTGGTGTATTTCTTAGTGTCTCCCTCTCTGAAGAAGCCTTTACATTCAACAAGTGTACCTGTAGAAGTGTGTACAAAATCAGGACAGTACTTACGATAAACAGTATATGGGACCATGAAAGGTTCATAGGCAAATCCTTTTAGTATTTTGGAAACTGTGTGTTCAAAGTTACTACGAAATTTCAATTTCTTGGACCTTCGGCTCATTTTTTACCTCTGTTAAGTAACGTGGACCTGTGGAGTACAAAAAAGCTCTGAGGTTGGGCCAACAGGTTTTCTTGTAAGCACAGTACGAACAACCCACAGCCAGCTTCATGTTACCGCTTTTACCTTCAGGTACAGCTTCGTAACAAACCTCTGGAGGGGTCTTTTGTTTAACAACTTTCTTAATGTGTTTAACCTTGTCCTTCATGTCGTAGGAGATAAGATTATTTATAGGAGCTTGAGTGTCCGACTCGTCGTACATAAGGTAAGTCAAATGTCCATTCTGTTTGTCCATTGCTAACCAGCCGTACTTAGTCTCACCTTCAGAAGCTGCGTAACCTTTTATCTGTGCTACGTACCCGAAAGGATCGTCATAAGCTACAGATCCTTCTTTGAACTTCTTGAAACCGTAAGTAGAAGCAGACTTAACGTCAGTCACTACTCCGTCTATCTTACAGTCCATAGAGCCTTTGATGCCTTCTACTTCACAGGCTTTCTGTTCGTCGGTTACTTTATGTCCTGCTGCTCTAGCCAAGAACAAAAGCATTTCTTCTATGAGGTGTCCGTACATGAACTTAATGTACGTCTGCGGAAGTATGTCCTCTCCTTTCTCAGCGTCGTTGTACACGTTCCAGAGAAACCTGTCTTTACGTCCTATGTTGGACATACGGAGCTTTCTACTGTCGTCGTACTTTTCTGTGAACTGCTGACGCATAAGGTCTTTGACGTTCTCACCAAACTGTTCGATACAAGCGTCTATGTCTACGTCTTCAGAGACTTCTTTTGTGTCTACCAGTTTGTATATGTCACTAACTAATGTATGTATGCTTTTCATTTTCTATGGTCCACCCATCTGAGTTTACGAGTGTCAGGTTCAAAGGCAAGGAAGACAACTCCCTTTTCTACTTGTTCCTGAGTCCTTTTACTTTTCACTGTTTTAATACCCCTCCTTAAGTCTATTCTAGTTGTTTTAACGTCAACTAAAGTTGTTACTCCGTCTTTGTAGGCTATTAAGTCTATTGGGCCTGTACAACCAGCGTTCCTAAAAACCTCGTAGCCGTTGTCCCATAACCAAGTTACTGCATAGTACTCTGCTAAGTCTCCTTTTCTGTTTGCTGTTTTTAATGGTTCAAGTTCTCTGTTACCGTCTTTTTTAAACTTAGGTTCTGTCATTAGTGTGTCTCCTCCTTGTTTTTCTCCTCCTCTTTATATTTTATGTGTCGTATAACCCTAGAATTGTTTCTTTTATCTCCTTTATAAAAAATAAGATTTAACTTTTCTAGCTCATTAGGTCTTGAGGATATACTGCTAGTAGATAGATGAAGATTATCTGCTAACATTTCTTTAATGGTTATTCCGTTTTCCCCTGCTTTTTCAATAAGACTAAAAACAAAAGCTCTCGCCTTACTTAATTTTACAGACCTAGCTGCTTGTTTACTTGTTTCTGGGTCGTTTTTTCTATGTAGCTTGTAAGGTTCTATGTTCTCAAACAACTCTAAATTAGTGTGTTTCACTCCAGTTTTCTCCTATTTTATATTCACCGTCAAGAGGACAACGAAGCCCAAACTCTATTCCTGCTGCCTTCAAGCACTCAACCCCTAGCCAACCGAACTTGTCTGCGTGGGCTTCACGTACTTCCGTCTGTACTTCGTCATGTATGTTACCTATGAACTTGTAGTCTAGCTCCCATTCTTTTGCGTACTTGTCCAGGATTACCAAAGCCTTCTTCATAACAATAGCACCTGCCGCCTGTAACAAAGTATTCAGTGCAGCGTGTCCTGATCTGACATGAAGTCTTCTACCGTCAAGGCCCCTGATATAACCTCTTCCAGACGCTCGTACAACTCTTTCTCGTAAAGACTCAAGAGAAGGTGTGTTTCTAAGAAATCTTTCCTTAAGTCCAGCACCGTCTCTTGCACTTCCTCCAACAATAGTACCGATTTTTGCGTCCCCTGCTCCATAGAGAAAAGCGTAAATAAAAGTTTTTGCCTGATCTCTGTTTGCAAGTCCTGCAGCCATTTGATTTCTGGTATGAACGTCTTCTCTAAGTAAGACATTAGTAAACTCCTTGTCGTCCATGTAATGAGCTAACATACGTAACTCTAGTCCACTAGCGTCAAACCCCACGAGCTTAGTACCACTGGGGACTGTCCAACAAGAGCGACACTCCGTACCGTAAGGTTTACTACTGGCAGGTATCTGAGCCATGTTAGGGTTTTGGTGTGTCATACGTCTTGTGACTGCACCGTTACTAATT